TTCTGTTTCACTTTGTTGAATCTTTAAAAACCTTTTATATTGTCTTAAAGTAATTTCACTTAATGAATTTGGTATTTTAATTTTAATTGCCATACTATTATAACGTATTTTATTTAGTTTTTTATTTCAATAAAGGTAATAAAAAAAAGGTAGCCATTTCTGACTACCCCACAGAAAGCTACTAAGTAGCCATTGCACAAAGAATATTTTTATCTCATACTCGCTTCAAAACAAGTTCCCGAGCAATACCCTGCATCGGTTCCTAGTGGCTTACCACATTCTGAACATTCATATTCTTTTTGTTCGTGTGGATTTAAACAATCGTACCATTCCATATTTTAAATATTAAAAATTAAACCTATTAATAATCTACCTATAAAATAGCTTGGTGCTAAAATCAATACTAAAGTTTGTAATTTTTTCATCTGTTCTGTTTTTAAAGGGAGGTTTTACCCTCCCGTTGTTTTTATTTAGATACTATGTATATTTTTTTTAAATCCCTTGCTATTCTTTCGTATAAAGCGACTTCTTGTTTTAAAGTAGCACCCTTGATATACCAAGAATAACCTTGTATTGCTTTGCTTTCTAAATTTCTAAATTCTTGTCTTGTTACTATTGTCATAATTTCTGTTGTTATAATTAATAATATTCAAATATAACATTATTTATTTAATTAACAAAATATTTAATAACTTTTTTTAATGTAAAGTATATTTACCAAAGTTTGGTTTGCTTAATACTGAATAAGTAGCATATCTGATAGCATCAATAATATGGTTATTTTTATCAATAGGTTTATTAATCATTTTACCACTTCTATCTTCTTGCCATTTATAGTTCCTAAATTCCTGTATAGCATTATGGCTATCTTTTAAGATATGTATTTTAAAGCGTTTTAATAAATCTATTCCTGCATTTATACTATCAGCACCTTTTAAACTTGGTCTGACATTCCAACCCATCCTACGCAGTTCCTCAATCAATCTAGGCTCAGCTGAATCAAAGTATATTGTTTGTCTTTCTATTCCAACTTCTTTCCATTTCTTATGGATATCTATTGTAGTCATTTGAGTTTGATACAAATGTTCTTTAACGTAAAGGTCATAGTCTTTTCTAAATACAGAAACTAAACTCGTCGGGTCATTGGTATATCCTGCATCTGCACCAAAGCTAATAAATTCTGCATCTTCAGGAATTTGATTTACCTCAACATAACTAAATATAGTTGATTTACTGATTCCCTTTATACCAAGTCCGTAGATTTGCCAATATTGTTCGTCAGTATATTTTAGTCTTTCAATCTCTTCCTTAATGCTATCACTAAGGAAACTATTATCCAAATAAGTAGTAATGTTAAAATCGGCATCTTGTCTAGGTATTACCTTGTCATAAATCCAATGGTATTCATCTGATGGATTAAAGTCAAGAATTATTTTTTCATCTGTCCTAAATATTAATTGCTGCCAATCCTCGTAATCTAGTTCATTGGCTTCATTTATAAATAGTAAGTTTCTTTTTCTACCTCTAACTTTTTGTGGTTGGTCTAAAGAAATAAATTCTACTAGGTTTCCATTAATCTTGTATTCGTGATTTGATTTATTATGGTTAGCTTCAAAGTAGCAATTATGTATTTTTAATATATCTAAAAAATCCCTCATTACAGATGCCCTTACTGATGGGAATGTTTTTCTACATATTGTTATTGTCTTTCCTGTATTCTTTAATGAATAATGAAATATAATATAAAGCAGGATATTGTAAGTTTTACCTGACCTTGTTCCACCCTGCTCTATTGATATCTTTTTATTAGACTTTAAAAGGTGTTTAAAAACTACGTTAGTCTTTATTTTCAATTATCTCAATTTCAAAGTGTGATGGCATTCCGTCTGCTCCTGTTATTTCTTGCCTTTCTACATAACCCCTTTTCTTTCCTTTTGTCTTTAAATAGAATATAGTTGCTGCAGTTGAATCTGCTGCTATCTGTTTATGTAATTGACTTTCTGCAAAGTCTAAAGCTACATTCTCTATTTCTTGTACTGCTATTGCAAACATTTCATCTTCCTTTAACCATTTGTAATATGTGCTTCTAGGTATGTCTGCTTTCTTACAAGCTACTGTAACAACTCCTAGACTTTGTTCTAGTGCTGCTAATAGTGATTCTTTTTTAATATGTCTACTTTCGTTCATTATTTATATTTATTTCATTTCAAAATTAGCTGTTAATCTATTTTCAGAACTAATTCTACCCACTTTACCATTACTATTACTATTATGAGTTTTTTGCCTACCAATTCTTTTACAAACCCATTTATTAGATTTTTTTAAAGCATATATCAAACTAGGTGCTGATGTTGTTATAGAATACCTATATTTATTTTTTTTAAATATATTACCTACTTCATTTAAAAATTTAATACCAAATCCTGCACCTTGATAATCAGGTAAAATTACTAATCTATGAACTTTTTTCATATTTTTCATTTTTGGGTGAGGGAAATGTAATGCACTTAAAAATCCTGCTATCTCATCATTTATAGTTGCTATAAAAACTTTAGCTGCATTATTATGAGTATGACTTAAATAGTGGTGTTTAGAAAACATTTTCCAAATTTGTTTATCTGATGCTTCGTAGATTTTGAAATCAATTTTTGGTCTATTTTTTTTTTGCCCTTCAAATGATTGAAAGGTCATAGTATCTGTATTAAAAACCCAATCAGGCAATAACCAATCTTCAACATCATAATGGCAACCAACAGCTATAAATTTTTTATCACTTTTTCTTATTGCTTTTTGAATTGCAAAACTTCCTATTTTTGCTACATTTCTATCTACAACACTTGTAAATTCATCAAAAACAATCATTTCATTTTTTTCTAATATAGCCCTAGCTAAATCACATCTCATTTTTTCTCCATTAGATAATACTGAATAAGGTTTTAACCAACTAGGTGGACTAGAAAAACCAACAGAATTAAAAGCATTTGTTATATCTGATACAGAACAATGAATTGGCATATCATCTAAAATTGATTTATTTGTGTATTCAAATTTAGTAATATAAAAGTCTTCAAATAATTGTTTTGCTATTGTTGTTTTACCACTTCCACTTTTTCCTACAATTAAACCAATCTTCCATTCACTTGATAAATCTATAAATCCTGTAAATCTTTCTGTTGATTCATTAGATTGTAAATCAAATTTACCTATAACAGATGAAACTCTAAATGTTAAATCTGTTTTATTTTTTTTTACAATGTCAAAATTCGGCATATGTATCCTTTTTCTATTAATTCATTATACAATTTTTCTTGTTCTTCTTCATTTTCTATTTCTACTTCTATCCTATAAGAACTTTCAATAGTATCTGATATATCATTTAATTCTTTTTCTTCTTCTTCAAAAGGAAAACCATCTAGACCCCATTCTTCTAATTCTTTTACATCCCAATCATTTGCTAAAACATCCCAATCCCATTCACCAAATCCTATATTGTCTTTAATGATAAATTCCTGTGCTTTTTTTTCATCTAAATCATCTGCCTGTATAATATAGACTTCTTTTAATCCTATTTCCTTACAAGCCTTGTAACGCATATTACCACCTAGTATAATATTATCCTTATCAACCACTATTGGTCTAAGTGATAACATCTCAGGAAACTCCTTTACACTATTAACAAGTTTTTTAAATTTATGCTTGTTTATAAATCTAGGGTTTGCATCATTTTCTTTTATTGATGATATGCTTACCTTTTGTATTTTAGCTTTAATCATTGTGTTAAATTTTCTCTAAGGTACAAAAAAATTATTTTCTATATATTTTTGTAATTACTAATTGAAATATTCCAAAGTAAACAACAATGTCTTCTTCGTATATTTGTTCATCTTCAAAAGGGTAATGCCTGACACCAAACAAAACCCCTTTAAAAACCCCTGCTTTAATTTCATAACGTAATAATTCCATAGTAAATGTTTCTATTATAACGTAATAAAATAGAAATCTGTTATTCCCAATCTTCAGGAAATAGAATTTTACCTATTTGTTTTCCTAATCCTGCTACTATTAATGCAATCATAATCCAACCTAATGCTTCCACTATCATAATTTATTTATTTAGTTCGTC